ACCTACAATATGTTATTTTATGGATAAAAATTATCATATACGATATAATAAATTGATATAAAATATAAGCTATAAAATACTATATTTAGTGCTATTTATTCTTAAAACGTCATAAAATCGTCAAAAATAATTAACCGAAAATATCGGCAACCTTATCAGCTGCCTTTATGCGCATATCGTCAGAAAAATGAACATAGGTTTTTAATACTGTTTGTAGGCTATCACCTAATAGGGCGGATACTGTTTTTATATCCACGCCGTTCGATAATAATTTAGTTGCGTATGTATGGCGTAGATCATGAATAGAATTATCTGGTAAAAAACGTTTCATCATTTCAGATGCTACGCCGCTACTGCTTATGCGCATATTAAATAATCTATCATTCGTACATGTTTCCTTATATTCCAGCAATACGCTTTTCAATACTGGCGGTATAGGTAATTGGCGATAACTATTTTTAGATTTAAGGGGTTTCATGGAATATACATTATAATCAATCGCCCCAAATTGCTGCACTACGTTTATTGTATTGTTATCTAAATCCACATTTTCCCAAGTAAGGCCAATAATTTCGCCATATCTCATGCCAGTATATACCGCTATACAATATAAAATATAATACGTGTAATTTATTGATTTCACGCCAGATAAAAACATTTCTGTTTCATCATCTGTTAGCGCTTTTATTTTTGCTGGTTTACTATCTGTATATCGTGGTATTACCTTTAATTCATTAATAGGAAGTATCTTATATGGCAGTACGGCATAGCTAAATAATCGCTGAATTATACCCAATGCAAGGTTTTTTGAAGCCGTTGAGTATGATATATCATTCAATACGCGTTTAACGTGATACGGCGTAATATTCGTTAATTTTTCATTATGTAAAGGTTTAAAAAAGTCGAATGTATTCCGGTAGGTTCGCAGCGTGTTAAATGTTTTAGGCGCATTTTCGCGTATGTAAATATTGAAAAAATCAATAAGAGTTATATTTTTAAGACTATCATCGGTTGCGGTGATAGTCTTTTTTAGTTTATCAATGATCGTTTGAGCGTGGAGTTTTGCCGCCTTTTGCGTTTCAAAACCCTGTTTAGATTTCTGGCGCCAGCGGTTGCCGTCCTTGTACGATACGATACATTGAAATCCTTTATCTTTCCTTCTTATGGTTATATTGCATTGCATCGTCTAATTCCTTTAATGAATAACTTGCTATAAATTGTGCGCCGATAGTTAGGGCGACAACTATAAACATCAAAATGTATCTGTGTTCTTTCCAATCCATGAAACCTAATATCATACCAATAATAAGATATAGAATGCTTTGATAAAAAGCGACGTTAATTGCATCTTTCTTTTTCATGTTTTGCCCCTTTATTTAACAATAAATGCGCAAAAGTATTCGCATCTATTTCGAGTTTTGCCCGTGTGGCGCTATCTAATGCGCCGTATAAATCGTATTCACTATGAAGCAATGCATGCCCCAATTCGTGCGCAAGTGCTACGCGTTGTTGCCGCCTACTTAAACGGCTATTAATAATGATAGCCTTTTTAATCTCCGGGTTAATCAGTACACCGCTAACCCCTACGGGCATACGTTTATAGAACACTTTAATATTTAATTTACTTGCGATATTGCGCGGTTCATTTGAACCGTACGAATTAATTAAGTCTAAAACCATATTTAACATGCTAACAATTCCCCTTGAATATATTAATCGTCTAATACTGCTTTTAATACTTTTTGCAATTTCTCTTTTTGTTTTTCCGTCAATTCGCGATCACCATAATAACAAATCAATGTATTATCTGTGATTTTCTTTAAATCTATTTTTCTCTCATTTGTTTTAATTTTTGGCGTTCCCTCTACGCCGTCAGTAAAATAACCTACCGGAACCCCAAAATACTCCGATAATATTTTAATATTTTTTAAACTAGGGTTACTTTCTCCTTTCCGCCAACGTGAAAATGCACTTTGTGGAATGTTGGTATCTTTTGAAACTTGATATGCTGATACGCCAGCTTTTCGCATTAATTCCTCGATTTTGTTGTATAGCATGATGTACCTCGCTAAATATAAATACATAGTTTAACAATTTAATAAAATGTTTACTAGACTACTTACTAAAACGGAAGTACAATAAAGCCATAAGGTACTTATGAAATCGTAAGTGTCTTGAAAATCCGTTATAGCAAGTGCGGTGTTGGATACTAACACTTGCTATAACGCAAGTATAACAAATTAAATAAGGGGGTGTAAACCATAAAAACAGTAGTACAAAATATTTTTCGTTTAATGGACGAAAAAAGCATTACCGCTTACAAACTATCCAAAGAAACCGGAATTAGTGAAAGCGTAATCTCCCGCTGGAAAAACGGGGAACAATCGCCGAACGTAAGCAATCTCGTAAAAGTCGCACATTATTTTCAATGCGGTTTATCTGAATTAATGAAAGGGGTTACTAAATGAAACTAACGTATACCGTAGATGAAACGGCCGAAGTTTTAGGCATATCTAAATCGTCGGTATACAACTTGCGAAACGCTGGCACAATTCACCAGCTAACAAAATTACCGGGCGTTTTATTTTCAGTCAAAGAAATTCAAGAAATAGCCGGATTAGAAACCGAAGTAAATGCGGTTAATTACCGGGCATTAAAAGCAGAAAATGAAGCATTGGCCGAAGAAAACGCAAAACTAAAAAACAGTATAAAAAAAATCACCAGCAATGTACTGGCGATTACGGGGGAATTTGTCAATGACTAGCATTATGAAAATTGTAGGTTTTGTATTGTTGTTAGGTACGCCGGGATCATTAGAGATTGACGTACTAACATTCTATGAAGCAATGTTGCAAGGCCTATTAGGTGTAACGCTGCTATATAGTGGCATCTATATTGATAAATTAAAAAAGGCCCAATAGTAACGGCAATTACTAAAGGGCAGATGCGAAAAGTGAGTTATTAAAGCATCTTAACCGCATAATATCATATGCGCGTTAAGGTGGCAAGGTGAAAAATGGACTGGAAATTAAATAGGGAACAAATTGCGGAAGTTGCTGCAATGTATACGGAATTATGTGAAAAAATACCGGATAAAGATATTTGGTTAAGTCTTAGTGTTAGAAAAGATAATGACGAAAACGGCAAAGTAGTTTTCATTTATGACGTGTACGCAATATTTAAAGACAAAATAATTTATATAAATATGGGTGAATATCGTTCGTTGATGGACTCGCCTATTACGAATGTTGACGTAGAGGAAATTATTGCACATTTGAAAGGTGATAAATAAAAATGAGCAGCATTTACGAATTAAACAAAGATTATGCAGAACTTTCCGCAATGCTTGAAGCAGCCGAAACTCCGGAAGAAATCGAAGCAATTCAAAATACGCTTGAAATGCTTGATTTATCCATTGAAGAAAAAATCGAAAACACGGCCAAATATATGATTAATGTTGAAGCCGATATACAAGGCATTAAGGCCGAAATTGATAGATTGAATAAGGTAAAAAAATCAAAAGAAAGCACCATTGAAACTTTAAAAAACAACATTGAATATTCAATGAAACAAAAAGGCATTGAAAAGTTAGAGGTTGGCACCTTTAAAGCTGGTTATAGAAAATCTGAAAGCGTTGAAATTATCAACCTTGATGTAATTCCGGCGGACTTTACAAAAGTTGAAATCAAAGCCGATAAAACGGCGATTAAAAAGGCGCTTAAAGCTGGCGAAACAGTCGAAGGCGCAGAAATTAAGGTAAACCAAAATTTCTATATTAAGTAGGTGATCGCATGGCAGCAAAAACATTACAACAAAAATTAATTGAAATACAAACGGAATTAAAGGCGCCTAAAAGCCAGTTTAATAAATTCGGCGGTTATAACTATAGAAATTGCGAAGATATTTTGGAAGCGGTCAAGCCGCTATGCGCTAAACATGAAATCGTACCTTTGTTAAGCGATGAAATCGTTATGATTGGCGATAGATTTTATATTAAAGCAACGGCAAAAGTAACGGACGGGAAAGACGAAATATCGACTACTGCATTTGCGCGTGAAAGTAAAGACAAAAAAGGTATGGACGAAAGCCAAATTACCGGCTCCGCTTCATCTTACGCCAGAAAACATGCGTTGAATGGCCTATTCTGTATTGATGATACGAAAGATGCCGACTTTATGGATAATTCACAAAGCAATAAGCAGCAACAACCGAAATCGCAACAACAACCGCCGAAAGAAGCGCACGTTAAAGGATACGATGAATTTGTAGCATTGCAAAAAACTAAAAAAGTACCGCCGGCAGAAATCACAAAATACATTGCGGCGGAATTTAAAAAACCACGCCTTGCGATGTTAGATGCTTTTGAAATGGTGGCGGCCCTTGAATGGTTGAAAAAATACGGGGAAGAAGAAGACAAAGGTTTTACCCTATATGACAATGACGAACAAGCATTGTTGCATGAAGATGCTGGGGATCGTATTTGATGAAATGGGTTACAAAGGGTATTAACTTAATCAAGTCTATAGGCTGGAGCGTATTAATTCCGGCCCCTATAGATGAAATGTTGAGTAAGTTAGACCCTAACATTGAATATATCGTTGAAATCAAACGAAAGGTAAAACGCCGTTCACTAAATGCCAACGCATATGCATGGGTATTATGTGAAAAGATTGCAAAGGAGCTTTCAAAAAACGCCTACATTTCAAAAAACGATGTATACAAGCGCGTTATTCAAGAAGCTGGTACATTTACTTATCTACCAATTAAAAACGATGCTACAGACCGATTTATTGAAATTTGGCACGGCCACGGATTAGGCTGGTACGCCGAAGATGCCGGCCCAGCCAAAACGGAAGGTTATACAATCATTCGCGCCTATCATGGAAGCAGCGTTTACACGGTAGACGAAATGCGGCGTTTGATTGATGCATTAGTTGATGAGTGCAACCAATTAAACATACCTTTAGAAAATAATGATTATATCAACTCATTAATAAATGAATGGGGGAACAATGAACAAGCGAAAGAAACTTGATAACGTTCTATATGCCCGTACTAGAAAATGGGCGTATGAACGCGATGAGGGTTTATGCGTGCTATGTGGTGCAATGGCTACGGAAGTGCATCATATAGAGTTTAGATCGCACGGCGGTTTATCAAATCTTAATAATCTGGCTTGCTTATGTCGTGATTGCCATACAAAGGCGCACGGCGTAGATGCTAAACAAATTAGGGAAGTCTTAAAAGAACGAAATAAGGGGGTTACATGGCAGAACGAAGAATGATGTCAAAATCAATCATTAAGTCCGATACATTCTTAGATATGCCGGCAACTACACAAAACCTATACTTTCATATGCTGCTTGATGCGGACGATGACGGCTTTATCAACGCCCCAAAATCAATTATGCGAATGATTGGCGCTAAAGATGATGATATGAAAGTGCTTGCTGCAAAACAGTTTGTTATACCGTTTGAAAGTGGTGTTGTAGTTATTAAAGATTGGAAAATACACAACTACATTCAGAACGATAGATACAAGCCAAGTACCTTGCCAGAACGTGATTTACTCAATATTCAGAAGGATAAAACGTACACGTTAAAAAGCGATGTATCCAGAATGGATACAGAATGTATACAAACTGTATCCATAGGTAAGGATAGGTTAGGTAAGGATAGGTTAGGTAAGGATAGGTTAGGTAAGGATAGGATAGGTAAGGTTAGTATAGATACATTATGTCATGTTTCACATGACGATGTGGATAAATCTCACTATGAAATCATCGAATATCTTAATTTAAAAACCGGTTCTAAATTTAAGCCAACAACTAAACCATATGTACAAGCAATTAGATCACGCTTAAAAGAAGGTTATACGGTTGACGATTTTAAAACGGTGATTGATAAAAAATGTCGTGAGTGGAAAGGTACGAAGTTAGAAAAGTACTTAACGCCTAAAACGTTATTCGCGCCCAGCCATTTTGATACATATCTTAATTCAAACGAAATGGCAGCCATGACGGATACAGAAAAGAAGGTTGCAGAATTAAACGCATTGATTGATGCGGTAGAAAGGGGAACAGATGAAACCGGAAACGTTGAAAGCTACGGGCCAACTATTGATATATGACAAATTCGATAGTGCGAAGGTTAAAATGTACGCCTACATGCTGGAAGATATAAACCCGGTAACATTGGCCGAAGCCATTAAGCAATGCATTAATACGTGCGAATTCGTTCCAGCCGTTGCCACTATTCGCAAGAAAGCGGCGGAAATTTCCGGATATGTCAACGGCAAGGAAGAACGATTGATTGCGCAAGATGCATGGGAAGTAGTCAGAAAGAAAGCTAGCCAAGTAGGCTATGAAAAAGGCCTTGATGAGCTGGAAGGAATAACAAGGCTTGCCGCTAAAACTGTATGGCGTTTCTTTGACCCACGAAATAGCCAAAGTTATAACGAAAGCGCAGCAATGAGCCAATTTTGTAAGGCTTATGAGCAGTTGGCAGCACGTGAACAAAAGAACATGGAAATAGCGGCAAGCATCAAAAGTAATGGCCTTTTAATGGAAGCGCGTAAGCGTGCAGAACTTAATATGCCACGAAATACAGAAATCAAGATGCTAGATAACGGCCATTTGGTTGAGGTTGAAAAGTACGAAGCCGTAGACCTTAAAAGCATGGTTAAAGATGCCGATATTTCGGACGAAAGCAAAAAGTTAATACTGGGGGTGTTGGAATGAACAAGAAATATAATTTATTTCCGAAATTAATCGAATGTAGGGAATTGTTAGGGTATACACAACCAGACATGGCAACTATTGCCGGTGTATCACCGGAAACATACAAGAAGCACGAACGCGGACTATTTGATTTTAGATTATCCGAAATGCTGGCAATTCAAGAAAATATCAACAATGAATTACAAACAAATTTAACGCTTGATGAATTGTTCAGAATGAAAAAAATCGTTTAAATGCGCTGTATGGAATTTTTAAGCCGTCAATGATAAATCATAAGGGCGAAATAGTAGACAGGGCAAAATGAATGAATTTGCCCTATAGAATTAGAAAATAGAGAGGTAATTATATGAATAGTGTTCAATTATTAGGAAATCTTGCGCGTGATCCGGAAGTACGTTATATGCAAACAGGCCGAGCGGTGGCAACTTTCACGCTTGCAGCTAGTAACACGTATATTGATAGCGCTACAAACGAAACGAAAGAACAAACGGCGTTTGTAAATTGTGTTGCATGGGGCAAGCTGGCCGAAGCAGTAGGGAACTACAGAAAAGGGAACCGCTTATTTGTAGAGGGCAGAATTCAAACAAGAAGCTACAAAACACAGGACGGCCAAAAGAAATATGTTACGGAAGTTGTTGCAAGTTTCGTAGGCGTATCCGCTTTAAATGATGCGGCAACAGAAAGCAACTTTGATAATTTTGCAGATGATAAGGGGAACGATAAAAATATTCCGTTCTGATAGGTGGTAAAAATGAAAATTATTGCTAGGATTACATATTTAGTGCTTGCATTAACAACAAAAATTCTGGGTTTGGCTTTCATTGTTTCTTCTGTATTGTGGTTATTAGGGTTATTTGATATCGCTGGAAATACCGTATTAGGGTTATTTGTGTCAAGTATTACATTAGCGCTAATCGCCGGCGGCTTAATGGAAATGATTAAAAAAGGCGCATTATGAAATCACCATGTAAGGGCTGTGAGTATAGGGTGTTAGGCTGCCATAGCACATGCGCAGCCTATGAAAAATACAGTAGCAATCGAAAAGAAGAAATAGAAACCCGGTATATACGGGGCGATGTGTACGGGTATGTAAAGGATAGTAACAACCGCATCAAGCGGCGTATAGGTAAATGTTAGAAAGGTAAATATGTTACGGATAAAAGTATTTCAAAATGGATCAGCAAGATTTTATAATACTAAAACATTTGAACAAAAAGGCGGAAAAGATAACGAAATGTATGAATTCATGCTAGCTATGGGAAATGTTGATTTAGGAAACAGAAAATTTATACATTTTATTGATGATGTAGCAAATGAGAATATTTTTGTATCGCCTGTTGGGTGTGTGATTGAGGTTGAAATGGTTGCGGAAGAATGAACGGGAAATATATAGAAAACTGGTTTGCATTGGGTGCTTGCATCTATGGTAAAAAAAACGCAGATGCAGCATTGGCCGCGCTAGGGTTAAGGAAGGAGATAAAAAGAAAACCGGTATACCCGGAAATTGAAGCAAGTGCGCTGGTCGCCTTGCGTGAGAAAGGTTTGAGTATTTGGGAAATAGCGAACATATACGGCGTATCGTATACATTTGTTAGAAATCGTCTATTTGCTGCTGGGTTAAATCTTGAAAGGCGGAAACGATGAATAACGATTTACTTGAAAGAAGAAAACAAGAATTGCAATGTGAATTGTTAGTAAATGAAGTCCGGTGCGAATTATTAGAAAGCGCATTAACTGTAGTTATCGGTGATGAAATCATAAAACCGGAATTAGTGGAAAGCGGCATTGGCGCTGAAGGGCATTATAACTTGAGGTACAGGCGAAAAGATAAGAACAAGCGTTCTTGTGGGTTCGCCGTATCGTTAGAAACTTTTTACGGTCGATGTAATGACTTAGAAAAGAATGTGTATATAGTCAAAAATGAAGCAAAACGATTAATGCTAGAAGGAGAACTAGAAAATGACGAATGAGCAAAAATGGTTATTACAAGAAATGTATAACGAAGGTTATAGAGATATTAAGATTGAAGGCGTTTACGCGTTTTTCGTAAATCCTACATTTATTGAAAATGGCGGTAATTTCAAGATACGCGATCATACCCCAAGAATTCCGTGCAAGGTGCTGGGGTTAAATCCTAATATCCGTAAATATTCTATTGCATCGTTGTTGGGTATCGTTGAATGGGGAAAGGTTCCGGTTGATACGCCAGTTATTGTAAAATCTGCATTCGGAAAACAGAAATATCTTTATTTTGCTAAATACGAAAACGGGCTTGTACATTGCTTTACGAATGGGCAAACGTCGTGGAGTCGTGAGGATAAACATTATTGGTGCTATCCGAAAAATGATGTGTTATTGGCAGAAAGGGCGTTGAATGAGTGTAATTGATATTACTTTAAAGGGGCGCCCAGCGACTAAAAAGAATAGCGGGCGCATCGTATTCAAGAACGGAAAACGCATTATAATTCCGTCGGAAACATATGAAAAATATGAAGGTGCTTGCTTGTGGCAACTAGCCGGCAAGAAATTGCATATATCTGGCATCGTGGTTGTTGAATGTAAATACTATCTACCAAATAAAAGAAGCTGGCCGGACTTAATCGGGTTACTACAGGCAACAAGCGATATATTAACAAAGGCCAAAGTAATCGATGATGATAAATGGATATGTTCATATGGTGATAGCTGCATAGCCGGTATTGATAAAGATAACCCGCGGGCAGAAATACGAATTATGGATAGAAAAAATAAGGTATTGGAAGCGTTGTTGAAATGAGGGGCAATACATGGAACTACTAAACAGGATTAAACGCATATTTGGATATAAACGATATAATGCGGACGTTATCAAGGTTAAGCGATGCATACCGGGTGTATTATTGCCGAAAGTTGGCAGCGAAGATGCTGCCGGCATGGATTTTTATCAACCGGAAAGCGTAGTTATAGAACCACATCAAACGCAATATGTAACGCTGGGCCTAGCGGTAGAAATTCCAAAGGGGTATATGTTGATGCTGGCGCCAAGATCTAGCATGAGCAAAACGCCGTTAATTATTCCGAATTCATTCGGGGTGATTGATGCGGATTATAGGGGCGAAATTAAAGCAATTTTACACAATACCAGCGATACGCCATATTTAATTCAAAATGGCGATAGACTGGTACAGGGTATTATGGTACCAGTTGGCGCATTAAAACTGTTAGAGGTTACACAATTAACCGAAACGGTGCGCGGTGCTGGTGGTATTGGAAGCACGGGAAAATAACCATGATTAAATTATTGTTTGATGCTGCATTGTTATTTTCGTTAGTGATAGCATTAATTAAATTAGCATCAATATTTACGATGTAGTTGATAAGGGGCAATATAAACGCCCCTTTGATACAAATAGGCGAAAGGGGAAATGTGTAATGCCTATTATTAACCCAATGTATTTGTATTTAATCGAGGTACTGCATAATTTAGATGTGATAAATAACCTTATTTTTATTACGCTGGCGTTCATAACGCTTGTTACTGGCGTTATGTATATTATTGATGATTACGCACGGGAAACACTAAGCCAACACAAAGGCAAAATGATTGGGTTATTCGTGGCGTTTGTAATTAGCAGTATGATCGCGGTATTAGTACCAACAAAAGATACCATGTATAAAATGCTAATTGCTAGTTATGTAACAACTGACAATATCCAAATCGTAAACGAAGCCATTAAAACCAACTTACAAGACTATTTGAACATGTTAGGGGAAACAGTTAAGAACATGCGTTAATGAACCATACGGGGGAATAAATGACGGATAAAGAATATAGAGAGATAGGCAAGGAATTCCTAGAACCGATTAAATTAATATCAATGAAAATTAAATCATTGAAAGAAGATCTAAAGCATTTGCAATCCGATATAACAACGATAGTGGCAGTTGATTATAGTAAGGAACGTTTAAGCGGTGGCGGAACGCCGGGCGGGTTAGACCGGCAAATAGTACGGCTTGAAAGTAAACGCGATGCGGTACATAAAGAAATAGGCGCATTAATTGATGAACGCGAAACGGCGGCGGAAATCATCAATCAATGCACCACAGGGAAAACGAATATATTATTAATGCGTGAGTATATAGACGGCGAAAGCGCGAAATATGCGAAAAGTTTCACCGATTTAGGAAAAACGCAAGCAGCCGAATTGAAAACACTAGGCCTTATTAATGTAGGTAAATTTTTACACAATACGTATTATCCTAGCATGTATACTGCTAAGGCGGTAAAAGTCGAACTATACCGAACTACATCGGAATAATACGGAAACGCCATATATAGTATAATTATATTGTCATATGATGCTTAAAAAGGTCATTGGCGTAATTCTCCTATATAGCACAATGCACAGGGGAACTTTGGGCCGTTCCCATATTGTGTATTGTAAACCGATACCGATAAAATAGAATTCCTTTCAAACATACACAATGCCATTGAGAACAATCCTATCAAATATAAATATGTACTACCAAGCACAACAACAATAAGCATAATAAACCTAATTTCATGTGATCCATATCGGTATTGGTTTAGAGTACACATATAAGCATTGAAAACTGGGGCCATTCGGTTTCCTAGGAACTAGGCCATGAGCCTACGTCGTTGAGCATGCGGCGGTATGGCTCCGGTTTTGAGTGTTTAATACACGATAAATGAATAAAACTATCAGAATATGAGGTATATCCACGGCGATATATCTCATTTTTTGTATAAAAGTAACATTTGATTATTGAAAACTGAACATGCTGCATTTTTTATGTAAAGGTTTTAGACCAAAATAACCCGAATTGTTTCCATGTCATATATATTGTGGCGTGTTCGGTTTTGAGTAATTAAAAAAGCCGCTATTTTCTAGCGGCTAATATTTGGCGTATTTTGTTATTCATTTCCTTTTGATACTCATCTATAGTATCGAAAATTGTTTCGCGTAAGTTGAACGCGGCGAACGCATCGTATATCGAATTAGTACGGCGGCGAAGCAATTCGCATTTTTCAGCTATATAACGAAGCATCATAACGATATTACTTAAATCGTCATAACCTAGTGTTTGAATAATACCGTCATTGTTGTATTTGATGCCAGTATATGCGGCTTGTAATGTTTCGATATTGTTTAATTCGTTGTATCTGATCGCGTTTTTAATTTCTTGAATAGTCATTTGCATTGTTGTATTCTCCTTTGGGTTAAATGGTTGGCGGTAGTGGTTATCCTACCGCCTTTATTTTGTTATTCGTAGTAGTGGCAAGCAATAACTTCATTTGTGTTATTGTCAATTAATTGCCATTCAAAACCGAAACTCATTGTACTAATGAAATCGGAAGCATCTGTTTTGTTTTCAAAATTCCATGTTTGAGTTGTGTTTAAGTCTTTAAGTGTTAGCATTTTAATTTCTCCTTTTCGCTTAATTGCGTTTTGTGATGTATCTTATGGCTTCATTATACTTGCGTTTTCGCAAGTAGTCAATAGGGAAATTAAAAATTTTTCAAAAAGTTTGTGAAGGTGGTGAAAAGCTAGTGAATATCATATGTACAAAATCAAAATGTCTTAATAATAAGAAGGGCCAATGCACGGCCAACGAAATATACTATGACGGTTTATGTCAAACATATTGCACTAGCCAACACGCCAGCAAGCAACACGCGGGAATATGCCAACGATCACATGGCAGAATGAAAAGCAAAGATAACAATATACTGCGATAGGGGGTGAAACAATGGCGAAAACAACATATACAGATTGGGAAGCAGAAGAAAAGATTTTGCTTTTACAAGGTTGGGCGCGTAATGGTTTAACAAATGAACAGATTGCAAGCAATATGGATATATCAACAGTAACCCTTTGGGAATGGCGCAAGAAATCGCCTAAAATATCTAATGCCCTAAAAATAGGAAAAGACGAAGCAGACATACAAGTAGAAAATGCACTTTACAAAGCAGCACTTGAAGGAAATACAACGGCCATGATTTTCTGGCTTAAAAATCGGCGTTCTAAAGAATGGCGCGATAAGATACAACAGGAAATCACAACAGAAAGCGCCGTTAAGTTGGTTATTGATAATAACGAATTGAGTGATACAGATGAGTAAAACAAATCTGTTTCGCGATGTGATACGGCCAACACCTAAGCAAAAGGAATTTCTGAGGGCAGTTAAGCAAAACATATATACACTATACGGCGGTGCTGCTGGTGGTGGTAAATCGTATATACTCCGTTGGGGTTTGATATGGCTTTTAATTGACTGGTTCATTCAAACAGGAATTAAAGGCATACGCGTTGGGTTATTCTGTGAGGATTATCCAAGTTTAGATGATCGTCAAATATCCAAAATCAAAATGGAGTTTCCGGAATGGCTAGGAAGCTATAAGGAAAGTAATCATGAATTCACATTGAACGATGAATTAGGCGGCGGTGTTATTTGTTTTCGTAACCTAGACAAGCCAAGTAAATATTTGTCGAGTGAATTCGCTGCTATTGCTATTGATGAATTAACCTTGAATAGTCGAGACGTGTTCGATTTCTTACGTATGCGGCTCCGCTGGACTGGTATAAGTGATACTAAATTAATCGCAGCGACTAACCCGGGCGGTAAGGGCCATATGTGGGTTAAAGATTTATTCATTGATAGAAATTTCACAAAAGAAATGCAACCGTTCGCCGATAAGATTGCATATATCCAAGCAAGGGCAAGCGATAACCCACATCTATCACAAAGTTATATAGATGCACTTAACACGTTACCGGAAAAGCTACGTAAAGCGTATCTTGACGGCGACTGGAACATATTTGAAGGTCAAGTATTTACAGAATTCCGCACCGATAAGCACGTTATAGAACCGTTTGAAATTCCGCATCATTGGCAACGATATCGGTCAATGGACTGGGGATATACGAAACCATATGCAGTATATTCCTATGCGGTTGATTATGACGACGTTTTATATATTACTGGTGAATATTATGGTTGCAAGCCGGGTATGCCGGATACTGGTACACAGGAAACGGCGCGGGAAGTTGCACAAAAGATAGAACACTTAAAAGACTATCAAGGCGTAGCAGACCCGGCTATATGGCAACGAACAGGGCATGACGGCCCAACGATTGCGGAAATATTCGCAACCGAGGGCGTTTACTGGGTGCGTGCTGATAATGATAGATTGGCCGGACTTATGCAAGTACATCAACGCTTAAAAGAAGGTAAGTTAAAGATATTTAGTAATTGCGTACACCTAATACGCACGTTACCAGCTTTAACCTACGATAAAATCAAGGTCGAAGATGTAGATACAAAACAAGAAGATCATGCGTATGATGCGGTGCGTTATATGTGTATGGCTAGACCTGTGAAATCGGTTAAACCAGATAAGCCGTTTAATGACGGTTATAAATATGTTGATGATAGCGAAGGAGATGTGAGCGCATGGGGCGTATGAGTGAAAGGGCGTTGCGTGATTACGCCTTTAAGGTTCTTAAATCGGAATATGGCGAACGTGAAGAAAAGGGCGTTATTATTCCGGCTAAATATACAGATGCAGAACTAGCGGAATTCGCAAAAGCAATGCCGCAATGGCAATTAGAACAGATGTACGATATGATTTATGGTTCTGAAATGGTGGAGTAATGAACATAGAACAAACTACTTTTGATATATACGAAGCAAAACAAAATGTAAAAAGTGCATTAGCCGCCACGTCAGAATGGCGCAAGGCTGCTGCCGAAGATTTTGCATTTATGCAAGGCAAGCAATGGCAAGACGGCGATTTAAAGTATATGCGCGAAGCTGGACGGCCAGCAATTACGATTAATAGAATTAGACCGGTTATTAATCTGTTATGCGGTTATGCATCACAGAACGAAACTGAACCGGACTTTTTACCACGTTCCGAAGAAGATGATAGAATAAGCCGCGTTGCGAAAGGTATCACAAAATACTGTTTAGACCGTGCGAACTATCAACGCAATAAGGGCAAATGTTTCCGCGATAAAATTATTTGCGGTTTGGCTAATTACTGGGTATCTTATGAATTCGACTATACGAAGTTAGACGGCACTATTCAAATTGAACGTGTTTCTCCGTTTGATGCTTTCATAGATCCGGAATGTAAGAAAGATGATTTAAGCGATGCGCAATATGTTGGCCGTTATAGCTGGGAAAGTGCTGCTAAGTTAAAGCAGATTTATCCGGAAAAGGTCGACGAAATCAACGCATTAAAAAGCCGATATGATGAAACCGAACAAGAAGCCGGTATTATTGAAACAGTTGACGGCGAAGCGTTATGGTATAGCAGCAACTACAATAAAATCCGTGTGGTGCAGTATTGGTATAAGGAATACAGTAAAAAGAATGTATACATGACAAAAGAGGGGTTAATTGATGAAGCTAACCCGTTATTTGTTGTATTAATGGCTACAGGAAAGAAACCTACTAGCATACCAGATACTAAAATCAGATATGCAACGTTCGCCGATAGTGTTCTATTGGAAGAAGGCGAAAGTCCTTATAAGCACGGTAAATTCCCGTTAGTGCGTGAATATTGTTACTATACCGGCGAATTGGTTGATGATGAACTAGAACCGGCTGGCGTAGTGCGTGATATTAAGGACGCGCAACGTGAATTAAATAAAAACCGAAGCCAACGCATGCACGTTGTAAACCAACAATCATTAGGCGTTAAATTCTGGCAAGGCCAATTCACGGAACAATTAAAGAAAACTATCAAGAATGATAGCACAAAACCGGGCGCGAATATATTCCTACCGCCGGGCGTTTCCTTTGTAGACGGTACGCCGGCAATGGATAGCAATATTAATATGAGCCTTGAACAACAATCAAGCAATGATTTTTATGCTATTTCTGGCATTACTCCAGAAAGCCTTTCCGGTAGCGTTGGCAGTATGAGCGGCAAGGCAATCGACTTGCGCCAATCTGTTACAACTGTTCAAACGGCTGGTATCTTTGAACAGTCGAAGGAAGCAGAACGCCAAATCGTTAAACTATTATGGGGTGAGAAAAACGCACCGGGTTTAATTCCACAATTCTACAACGAAGCCAAAGCAATGCGCATTATGGGCGACGACGGGCAAAAGGAATTTGTACAGATTGCACCGGGTTTAAATCAACCTATGCAAGAACAGATTTTAACCGATGCATTAGGGCAACCACAACGCGATGCGGAAGGTAATCCAATCAAACAAGTACTATATGATCTATCCGCCTTTGATTTTGATATCGTAATTACTACAAGCCAAGCAAGCGCAACAGCAAGACGTGCTAACCTTTATCAATTATTGGAAGCTAAGAAATCCGGCGTTGATATTCCTATGGATATTATCCTTGATTTCATGGATTTCCCAGAAAAAGAAACGGTTAAGAAACGCATGCAAGAAGCGGCAGAAAAACCAACTTTACCAGAATTGCGCGTAAGCGGTTCGCTTGATGATATGCCAGCGGAAGCATTAAGCATGTATTTACAAACGTTAGGCGTACAGATTTCACCACAACAAATTATGGCGGAACGGTTAGCCTTGAAAGGTAAACAACCAAACATACAAAATACACCGCAAATTATGCCGCCTATGAACGATTTAGGCACTATGTAATATAAACTATCAACACAATAATAAACGCTCCGTAATGGGGCGTTTTTTATATTTCTTTCGCCCTAAGTAACGGCGTTAAAAGGCTTGCTTATACATTATCGCCCGGCAACGGCGTTAAACTGCCATATTTCTTTATTCGTCCGGCAATGACGTTAAAAGGCTAAGGAGTATTAGATATGGAAAAAGATTTAGTTAATATCGAAGATGCTGGTTTCACTCCGGAAGATTTAGAAAACGCGGGCGTGAACGTTGAAGAACATACCGAGGAAACGGATACACCAGAAGCAACACCAGATGAACCCTCTACAGATGATGCGGCGGAAAGTGATGCGAATGATGCGGAAGTAGATGCAGCGGCGCCGAACACTAACGAAGAAGAACCGGAACACGAAGAAAACCATACAAACGATAACAATCTAAAAGCGGCACTTGCACAGGAACGCGCAAGACGTAAAGCGGCCGAAGAACGCGCAAGACAATTTGAAGCGCAACAAAGACCAATTACATTGCCAGATAGTGAAGTATCTGATATTCGGGACTTTGTACGCCGTGAAGCATTAAAACGCTTTAATTTAACGGCGGAAGATTTAGAAAGTCTTATGTTTGAAGATGTAAACAAATACAACGATTTCATTCGTTTTGAAGCTAACGCAGAATACACGATCACAAATCAACAGTTAGCAGTACACCAACAAAGACAAACAAATCTAAATTTCGTAAATGAAATTAAATCATTACCAAATTTCGGGGAACTATATCAACGCGGATTAGAAAAGCTAAACGGCATGACAATGCGCGATGCACAACCAATTAACGACGCTTTTTATCGCGTGGATATTGGAGAAGGTACCGAAGCCGATTTTGAAACTATTAGAAAGTTTGTTACAGAATTGCAAAATGAACGGGCAACGAATACCGACGTTACAAACAACCCGTTACAGGTGGCCGCAACGTTGCCAAAGGCTGGCGCGTTAAACGGTGGCGTTCCTACACCTAACAAGGTAAGTGAAGAAGATATTTTGAAAGCGTATCAAACAGGCAACCTTGATGTATTGCCGGACGATGTACGCAAATATTTTGACGAATTATAAGAGGTAAAATATGGCAGACCAAAGAAACCAAGTTAATATTCCAGCGAATTTAGTACCTAAAGTATGGGCTAAAAAAGTATGGCATGAAGGCGTAAAAGATAGTTATTTCGATAAATTCACCGCAATGGACGGTTCCAACGTAGTACATCAAAACAAAGACTTAACAAACGTTAAAGGTGATAGCGTAGTATTCGGTTTGATGATGAACTTAAATGGGCCGGGCGTTGAAGGCAATCAAAAATTATCTGGCGCCGAAGATACATTGAATATTTATGATTTCACTGTACAAACTAAATTAATCCGTAATGCGGTATCTCGTTATGAAGCGGACGACCAAAAAACACAATATGATATGTTGAAAGAAATTAAAGGCGCATTGAAACAATGGCTTGCTGATTGGTTGGATAACAAATTGATGAGTGAATTATGTTCAACTCCTTCCTCTTCTAAAGAGGCGGTAGCTGCAAGTGCCGCCGGTACATATGCCAGCATTACGGCAAATGATAAATTAACAACAACTATTATTTCCCGTGCTAAACGTAAAGCGATGATGCATGCGCCAAAAGTACAACCGATTAAAGTTGACGGCATGGATAAATACATCATGCTTGTTCACCCATGGGCGGCACGTGATTTAAAAGATGATCCAAAATGGTTGGCAGCACAACAAAATGCAAATGTTCGTGGTTCTAAAAACCCTATCTTTACTGGTGCATTGGGCGAATATGACGGCGTTATTCTTTATGAATACGAACGCGTAGTATGCGATAATACTGGCGCATCTGGTGCGAATGTATGCCATAACACGTTGTTAGGTAGACAAGCAGCATGTTTCGCAGTAGCAAGACCAGCTAAACACATTGAACAAACAGACGATTACGGCAACATCGCTGGTAATGGCATCGCGTTCTATGGCGAAGTTAAAAGAACAAAATTCAATAATAAAGACTACGGCTCTATTCAAGTATTAACTGGTGGCGTTGTAGAACAATAATTTTTGAATTATGGGCGGGGTAATACCCGCCTTTATTCTTATATGGGGTGAATATGAACGTAAAACAAGTTATCAATAGGGCGTTCATGCAGATAGGCGATACACCACAGGAACAATATACTCCGTACCATTTGTTAGAGTATTACAACGAAGGCAATCACTTATTAAATGCCCTTATCGGTCAGTACTGCCCTAGTTTGGCACAGGCAACGCACGAGGATAACGGCACCGGACGGATTACGCTGCCCGGTCAATGTATCAGCGTGTTAAATGTCAAAGCCGATGATGCGGACGTACAGGCCTATCATGTATTGAATTTACAAACGATAGTATTTGATGCAGATCATGAGCAGAAAATAACCGTTGATTATATAATGACTGCCGGATATAAGAAGCTAGATGATGAAAGCGGACTACCGGCAGAACTAGAAACGTTATTAGTTGATTACATCGTATATAGGGTTATGAACCTTGATATTTCCGGCGTAACGGCGAATATGGTTAATGCGTTGCAATCAATTAATGAAGGTTTGGGGAATAATGAAAGCGTAATAGCGGAAGGGTACTGGAATTATGGTAGTAAGCGAATTGATTACGCTGGTTAATGTAGAGTCTAACGAAATATTAGATGAACAGTTGGAATATATCCAATACATTAACGCAGCTATTGACTGGCTAACTACTATTCTAGTTAGCATTAAAGACCGTGAAGTAGTGAAGAATATGGATATACCTAACCTAAAAGGCGTTCCGTCCGATTTCATGGGGTTCGTTCCTAAGAGTGGTTATCCTATCCGCATCATAAACGGAACCTTTGAAACCTATGACGGGGAAACGGTTAAAGAAGTATTTTATAGCGTAAGGAAAAATCACGTTGACGATTTAGACGACCCTATTCCGTTTTCTGAATTCTTTCATCAGTATTTAGTGCAGCTTATATCTTTCATGGTAAAGAAAAAATCGCTTATGACTGATTACGCTGCCTATGATAAACAATTCATTGACTACATAACGGAACAGATTAAGGCGGCAAGAGGTATAGCATAATGGGCGTTAAACAGGTGGCAACTACGAACGGGTTCCGGCTGGGCCTTGATTGGAGCAACCCGCCGGAAAATATCGACGTGCAAGCGCTAACACAGGCGCAACAATGCGAATTCGATAGAACAGACAACGCACTCCGTACCGTTCCGGGTATTCGTGTATTGTATGATTTTGGACTACCAATAGAAACGCTATATCATGACGTGTATCGTAATAAATGGTACTTTTCTAGTGGCCGAAATTTGTATGAAACCGATTTTAGCGGTAATACACTATTAGGCACATTGAATGGTACCGAACGGCCAAGATATCATGCGTTCGGCGGTGATATTCTCATAGCCAGCGGTGATAAATTGCAAGCCATTTCGGGTGCGGGTAAGTTATCAACTATTGAAAGTCCGGCATGTGATATAGTATCAAGTCATTCCGGGCGTGTTCTGATTGCATCTACTAATTCGCATAGGTTGAATTGGTCGGCAGTTGGCGACTACAACGCATGGAACCATAACAGCAACGATGCATCTAGTGCGCAATATGTAGACGTTGGGTATAAAGACCAAGGCAGCATCATTGCGATTGATTTCTTATCACGTGCAATTATCGTATATAAAGAATACGGGCGCGTGTATCAAGTAATTGGCACGCCAGATGCACAGAATTTAACCGTATATCCTTTATCCTCTACCGGTTATTGTAGCGGTGCAACGGTAAGCGTTGATGATCGTAGTTACTATTTAGGCAATCAAGGGTTCATGTCTTTCATGCCTACAAATACCTATGCAGAAATACAACCGTTTGAAACTGGATTGAATATCAACTCTTATTTGTTGAAGTACATAACGAAAGATTGCGAAGTATGGCATATATCCAGTAGAAAACAAATCTGGATTAAACCATATAACGGCGATACGGTATTCATCTATCACTACTTGCCACGTTATGAGGACGGGCGCGGGGTTTTCACATCAAGAAAATTCACGCATAACATCAATGATGCGGTGAATGTGGATAAAGAAGTTTACATAGCATACGGAAATAAGATTGGAATTCTTGATGAAACGATAGATACCGACGATACGAAACAAATCCAAACATCAATTATCAGCGGCAACAGATTGGCAACACGACAATTTGTGTTGATTATGAACTATAATTTCGTAACACATAATCTTATTCCCGGTTATGGCACTATTGGCATATCGAATAAGAAACCTAAGCCAATTAATTTTTCAAGCAAGGCAACAAAAACCTACTATGCGAATGAAAAGCTATACGAAGCCAAAACATTAATGAATATTAATGAGTATACGAAGGCGTATAAAATTGGCGGCGGTGCAAATCGTAATGTACAATTTAAAATCAATGTTCAAAAGGGCGCTATTTCGTTACGCCAGTTAGATTATACGTATGAAGAGGTTTAAACATGGCATATAAAGAAAAATACCCTTTGGATATAACGCCACAGGGCGATACTGTACAAGATAGTATTAAGAAAAACCGCGATGAATTATTGAACGTTGCGCAACAAATCGAACTCAAAGCCGGCGGCGGTGGTGGTACTGGTGGCGGTGGTGGTACTGGTGGCCTACGTAATAGGGTATTGAGTGGTAAAGTAAGCAATGGTGAATTCTCATTCTTAACCGGCGATAACCTAAGCGTAATGATTGACGGTAGCCAAACGCCTGTATTGTTATCATTCGCCGACGGTTTCAACGATTACGGCGCGGTTGATTATATCCAAACGATTAACCGTAAACAAAGCGTATGGAGCCTACCGGCCAATAGTACATCGTATTTATACGTTGAACGTTCAGCATCTGGCGGCCTAACTTATGGAAGTACAACGCTTGAACCAATGCGCCAGCCTAATGCACCAGCAGCGGCAACGGATAAAATGTATTACAATACCACAAACGAAAAAATGTATGTGTACACCGGAACGTATTGGAAAGCTATATTGCGCGTAGTGGTAGCGGTTGCCGTTACAGATGCAACGCGCGTTAAATCAATTAAATATTATGATCCAAATGTAAACACCGCAACAGATGCAGTAATTGGTACGCGTACGGTTGACGGTAAAGACTATGCATTAACGGAAATTCTTAATCAAATGGCGGAAGCTATTAAAAAGATTGCTGGTGATACTAATTTCACCAATAACCCAAGCCGAACATTAAAAACCATTACGGATACAGTAAACGGATTAAGTAGTACATATTATCGAAAAACTGATACAGTAGCCAACGCAACGCACGCAGTCAATGCAGATAACGCTACACATGCGACAACTGCCGATAATGCGACAAACGTTGCGACGTGTGTTAAAAAGGCCGGCGATACCATGACGGGTACGTTAAAGGTTCCGGGCCTTTCCAATGATCCGATTGATTTAGATTATCTTGCTAACAACAAGGCTGGTTATAGTGGCTTTACATTCGGCGAATTAAATAACTATCGCATATGGGGTACTGCTTATTGGGGTATTGGCGCCATGTTTCCGTGGTATACAAGCCAAGACCGCATACTAGGTACTCAGCTTTATTTTGCTAACAGTAATGCGGCATTTATTCGTTTCGATACAAATACAAAGGGCATGAACGAATGGCAACGCATCGCAACGTTTGAAAATAACAATACGTTGACATTCCCGAACGGCGCTAAATTGAGGATAGAATAATGCCTAATCTAGTACTAGAAAAAAACGGTCAAACATACCGTTTCGGACTTAACACAGATAGATCCGTAACAAATGGTAAGGCGGTACCGGTACCATATAACGGCGTTGATTACTACGCACGATATGGAAACGATGCAACACCGTTAAAAATCGAAGTGAACGGCCAGACGCATTATATCCAATATGATGTCATAGAATTTGCGCGCTTTTATTGGGAACGCCGTGCAAGTGATATAAGCGGATACAGTACAACTTTGTTTTTCCCTAAAGGGCGGTATCGCGTAACACTTGACGGTAGAAATAACAGAAGTTGGGATATCAATATTAATGATAGCGGGAATAAAAACGTATCAATCAGTTTCCCCGGCTCTATGAGTAACAAGCGTTTAGAATGTTCTATAAGTGGTTCATTTAATGATTACGTCGTATCTGGTTATAACTGGAATAAGGTAACGATTGAACGAATAGGGGATTAACGATGCAACTTGAAAGCCTTGAAAGCATGATAAAAGACTATGAACGGCGCACGGGTGAACGTGTTAGCCTTGAAGGTTTTTATTTCGATGAAAATAATAACTACAAAGACAAATACAATTACTATTTTAAATGGTTCCCTAATGCTGGGTTCTTATTCTGGACTATCAACGAACATGACGGCGAAAGGTATTTTACTATCTGGCAGACATACGGCGATATGAAAGTAATAGGAAAATACATCGTTGAAGTAATGAAGATGAATGATCTTGATGTAATTGTAACGGCAACACATCGAAGCGTGCGCGGTTTCATTAAAAAGTGGAACATGGAACGTGTTCCAACTATGGACTATACCTATAATGGGTTTAATTACAAAGTACTGAAAACGGTGCGTAAACACCTTGAAGCGACTTTGTAGAAAGGAAAAGCATGTTTAAATTTGACTTGCAATTATTTGGCGGCGGCGGTAAAAAGTCGAAGGTAAGCAGCATTGATGCAAAACTACCTACGGCAACGGCCGACGAAAAGCAACTATTACAAGGCCAAATGGATTGGATTAATAACACCAATCGAAGCGCCAACACCTTGCAAGGTATGGGCGATGCGGCCTTGAATAACGTGATAACGCCAGAATACGGCAATATGTATAGTGCGTATTTAGGCGCTAACCGTGGCAATCAAAATGCAATCGGAGCGTTACAGAACTTAGTAACAACGGCCGGCGCCAAGAATTTGACTGATAACACGCGGTATGCAAATCAGTTAGCGGCCAGCGTTGATAGTATGAACAACGGGGCAAGCCAACTGGCTAACGAATACAACGGCGCTTTACTACAAAACCAAAATGCAATGGCTAATATTACAAACGGCCAACTACCAACAGGCTATGCAGATGCTAGACGGCAAGCGTTAAACAATGATTTACAGGCAACTGTAGGCAATGCAGTTTCTGGCCTAGCAAGTCGCGGCATTGTGAATTCATCTATTACAGATAATGCATTAAATGATATTAGCAAGAACGCATCTAATACACTTGCGGCACAATATTCAAATGATTTAGGCCAAGCGGCGGCACTCAATACGCAAGCGCTTAATAATAATTTAAGCGGCATCGGTGCAAAAATGGGGTTATGGGGTAACGCCTACAATAACAATCAAAACGGCATTATCAATCAAGCAAATCTAATGAACCAAGGTTATGCAAATCAGATGAATAACGCCGGCACCGCAGCGGGTTTAGTAGGTCAACGCGAAGGGTTAGCGCAAAACCCTATTAATACAGGCGCAACAACACAAAGCGCGGCAATTCAACCGGCCAAAGATTACTACTCTATGAGCCAGTTGAATAACGCGGATCAAGAAGATTTACTTAATAGATTTATGTCATTACGCTATGGACTAGCACAACCAGCACAAACAATGGTTAAGCAAGGTTCTGGCGGTTTCTTTGGAGGACTTATGAAAGGTTTTTGTTTTGTAGCGGGTACTGAAATTGCAACACCAGAAGGTGGCAAGGTTATTGAAACGTTTGTAAATGGTGATACTGTTATCACGTTAGGTGCGGTTAATGATGTAATTGCATTGCATGATATGGGCGAAAAAGAAACACATCGCCTTGAAACTGTATCTTTTGGCGTAACAACTACGCCTACAGAAAAAGTATTGACTCCGGAAGGCTTGAAATTAGTTAGTGATTTGGTAGTTGGCGAAGTTATTATGACGGTTAATGCTTATGAACCTGTTACACTCAGCGAAGCAACTGGCAAAACTGAACACGTATACGAATTACAATGTACTGGTGATAACTTATTCTATGCTAACGGTATTATGGCCGAAGGTATCAACGAAGAAGAATTGAAAGCTATTGCCGAAGCACCAGAAGAAGCACCGGAAGAAACACCGGAAGAAAAGCCGAAAAAGAAAACTACAAAGAAATCTAACAAATCTGATGAACCAGTAGACGAAGAAAGCGAAGATAACAAGAAAGTAGAGGAATAACACAATGGGCGTAATCTACGTTAAAGATTTTGAACCATGGGCGGCGTTGGGTGAATTAGCCGGTCAATATTTCTCACACCGTTTAGGGGCATTGCAAAATAATAAAATGGCTAAAGGCTATCAAGCAATGTTAGGCGGTGGCGGTGGTGGCGGGGAACAAGACCCGAACACTCCGCAAATTGTAGACAACAATAACCGCATGGCGGGAATGGGTATGCAACAACCTAATAGCGCCGGACAAATTAACCAGTTATTATCTAATTCCAATAACACATTTGCCAATAGCTTGATGCAAAAAAATAACATCGGCTTATGGGGCGGTCAAAATCCGGCCGCACCAGCGCAACCGATGCAAGCTAACACAGATGCACCAAGTAATCCGGTTACTGATCAGCGCTTTAACGCTTATATGAATGAGCCAAGCCCTACACTACAAAAGCAGTTGCAAGCACAGGCAGCACAGGCGCCACAAATGCCAGTAGCGCCAGCGCAACCGCAACAAAACACGGGGTTATGGAATTTTCAAAATCTAAATAATACTGGTATTAATACAGGGGTACCGCAAACATACCAAGAAATGATGCAACAAAGACAAAACGCACCTTTTCATGGGGCGCCCAATTCGGCCGTAAATGGTAACGCCGATGCGGATAAAGCGCCGGGCCAATACTCTATACCAGATAAAGCAAGCGTAACAAGCGAAGCACGTAAACAACTAGGGGCGAATACACTCGCCCTAGTTAAAGCCGGTTTTGATTTTAAGACGGCGCAAGGTTTAGCCAGCGAACAATATCAAACCGACGTTAATAATATGTACATGAAGCAAGTTAACGACTATCAAGAAAAAGTGCTTGAACCAATGCGCCAACAAATCATGAATAATCTTGTATTTACGCAAGATAAAGACGGCAACCCGGTTGTAGATACATACAACACAAAACGGGTTAAAGGGTTAGCGCCAGCCGTTGCAAGATACAATTATCTAGCAAGTAAAGTAGGCGCTGGCACCATTGATATGAATAACTTGAATTCTATTGCGGCACTTGATAAACCGGATTACAAATTTAGTAGTGCGCAAAACGGCCATATTGTACGTTACAACATGGGCGACGGCACTATTCAAGATATGGGCGGTTATGGCAAGGTTGAAACAAAACAATTTGCGAACGGCCAAGTTATCGTTATGACGCCAGACGGCCAAATGAAAAATATTGGTAATTTCGGGGCGAAGAATATCAAGGTTATGCCAGACGGTAAAACGTATATTGTTGGATCAGATGGCAGCATGAAATATGTAGGTACTCACGTTAAACCGGCAACAGCTACACAGTCCGGCACTAGTGGATATAATGCGCAAGTATTGCGTACGTTATCAGCGCAGCATACCGCATGGGTGAAAGCTAACCCAGACAAAGCAGAAACAGAAAGCCCTTATTACGGGCAGTTACAAAGCGCATTAAGCGGTGCGCCTACTGCTGGCGGTGCTGGTGCTGGAACGCCAACGGTTAAACGTCAACCGACATATTCCAGCGAAGAACAAGCAGCAATTTCCAAGCGAATGAACGAACTATCAGCGCAAGGCTGGAGTGATGATCAGATAGCGGCGGAACTTGATGCGGCCGGATACGGTCAATATAAATCGTGGTTAAAATCTTATTAATAAAAGGGGTAGACTATGGGTGCGTTTGATGATATTACAAGCCAATACGGCAAGGCAGCTGGAAACGGTAACGCCTTTGAAGATATAACAACCGAATACGGTTATGACGTAGGCAACGCGCCCAAGCCTACGTTTTGGGATAGCGTTAAAAACAATGCCGAATACGTTGCTAATGGCGTAAAGAATAATATCGAATGGATTGATAAAACCGGCAAAGAAATTAACGATAATGTAGGCAATACATTAATAAATTGGAAAAATGATGTAGTAAGCAAATCAAACAATTTAGGTAATGAATATTCTAAAAGTGCTGCTAATGCCATTGAAGCGAATGGGGATAATTTTTCAGCATTTGACGATAACGGCGACTTTGTAAACGAATATGCAACGCCGGGCCTAAACAAGGCAAGAGTAGAAACATATAACACCGCAGTTGGCAAGCCGGCTGGATATCTAGCAATTACTCCGTATGTTCCACCACCGGTGCGAATAGCTGCCGGCGTCCTTGCTGCTCCTACGATTGCAAGTGATACGGCGGAAATGTATAACGCCAATGAAGCCGCAGAAAACGAAGGAACGGCACCGGACGGAATTTTAGGGAATAAATATGTAGCTACGGCAAAAAATGTATTAGTAGACCCAATCGCCGAACCGGTTGGGCGTTTGGTTGATGATCCGGGCGAATTTGCAAAGAATATTGCCATGAACCCTACCAACTTATGGGATAACGTGTTTTTACCGGTTGGCATGGTTAAAGGCGTAACACCTAAAAAGGTAAGCGGCGCAATCGGTGAACGTGTAGGACGTGCGGCGGAACATATCAAAGAAAAGGCATCTAATGCCTTTGAAGATATTGGCGAACGTTTTACAAAAGATACACCAAAACTTGAAGAAGGCATTACCTATAATGCGTTTGATGATATACCAGTACCGGAAGAAACTGCAAATGCAGTAGAACCGCGCGAATATTCTGAAGGCGGTTTGAACGGGCAACCTATGGAAGGTGAAACCGGTAATATCCAAGCGGATATATATAACCGATATCGTCAGAACGGTTTGAGCGACGTTGAAGCAGCTGCCATGACTGGTAATATTGGCGCCGAAAGTAGTTTTAGTACAACGGTTACAAGTGGCGACGGTTACGGTTCCCGTGGTTTGGTTCAATTTACTGGTGATAGATTGAACGGCGAAAAAGGTTTGTTAAAATTTGCGGAAAGTCGCGGATTGGATCCATGGGATTGGAGAACGCAAGTTGATTTCAGTGTATGGGAATTACACAATACCGAAAGCGCTGCACTTGAAGCAATGCGGGCAAGACCAGATGCAACGCCGGAAGAAATGGCCGTTATCATACGGAAAAATTATGAAAGACCAGACCCAGCAGTTGCACATGATGATGTTCGGGCGCAAATTGCTAAAGAAACATTCGACGGCAATTATGGTAAATATGAAAATAGGCCACGTGATAATACATCGTTTAAAGATAATACGCTAGACCCTAACTATAGAGGAAATGAACAACCGTTTAAAGATGAGTTTATAGAAAATGAAAAACCGGTAAGCGGCGAAGAAACGCATACCGATTTAAACAGTTTTGTAGAAAATACCGATAAAAAACAGATTAAAAGCGAAGATTTAGGTATAAACTATCAAGGCGAAGGTGAAACGGCCCGTACAGGCGAAATAAATGAATTTCAGCCGAAAGACCGCATAAATACTGACTTTGTAGAGGGTGAAAAACATAAATTTGAAGAAAAAGCACTTGAAAACGATGCAAATACTCAATTTAGGTATGAAGAAGATGCACCAAACGAAAGTTTACGAAATGCACTTGACGATTTACCGCCAAAAGCAAAAGAAACTATCATAAATGAATTGAAAGATAATACATCTGAACCACGATATACCGAATTAGAAAATAAAGTACAATCTAATACGGAAATATTGAAAGATTTAAACAAAGCCACAAAGCCAGATATTCCTAAAACGGAACTTGATGCGATTAAGGTTCGGTTGTCTGAAAGCCTAGACGTACCAGTTGAACGATTGAACACCGAATACATGGAAACGGTTCGCCGTGATCGTGCTGCTGAATTAATCGCAGATACGCAAGAACTGAAATTAATGCAAGCAGAACCGGCAGAAGGTGGCGTGAGCAAATACGCGCAGCAACCTAGCCAGCTATTAGACAATGCAACGCATGAGCAAGTACGCGATGCGGTTGTAAAAGCCTTTGACGGCAACGAAGCAATGGCGAATAAATACATGGAAAGTAAAGGCGTTAGACCTACGGAACCGCTACAATATAGCGTTAAAGGTAACGAAACGCCGCATACTGGCATTGATGAAGTAGGGCGGTTAGGACGAAGCGTAACGCGTAGGGAAATATTAGATGCAGTCAATCACTTATTTAATCAACGTGTTAAAAGTGGCCGTTTGGGCCGTCCTAACGTGCGCGGCTGGTATAACACAAAAACCGATGTAATTCGTAGCGGTAATTATGGAGAAATTCCAGTTATCATGCATGAATTAGGGCATTATGTAGATAATTATTTTGGTTTCAGTAAAGATGCACGGTTTAATACTGAATTTAATGGCGTTATTCAAGACCGTTTCGGTAAAGCGTACAACAAATTAGGCGATGAAGGAATTCGCGGGGAAGGTTATGCGGAATTCTTCAAAGATTATGTAAGTGATCGCGCGAAAGCAAAACGGGAATTTCCAGAATTCTATAATCACTTTACGGAAGCAATCGCAAAAGAACCAGAGTTGAACGGTATAACCAATAAATTATCGCAGCTGGTTCATGAATGGCACCGTCAAGGTGGCGCGGAACGTATCAAAGGCAGCATTTCTTTTGAAAGCAAGGGGAAAGTTAGCCAAGCTATTGATGCGGTAAAACGTGGTGAAACGCGCGATGTTATCAAAAAAGCGGTGAGCGATGTATACACTAAATTGATTGATGAACTCAACCCGTTGAAAGAGTTAGTGGAACAAGTCGAACGCGAAACAGGCGAAAAGATTTCGTTTGATGATAACCCATATATGCAAGCATGGCTTGCACGTGGCTGGGTTGGTAAAGCTGAAGCACTAATAGAACACGGCGCACCAGAATATAAAATACCGGCGTTTAAAGATATTCTTAAAGATATCGGGAAGAATGAACATAAAGATTTTTCCGCGTATCTAGTAGCCTTACATGATTTAGATTTACACAAAAACAAACAGAAAGCGACGTTTGAATATACCGAAGATGCTGCCGTACTAGGTAGGTACGCCGGAAACGAACGCTTTCAAAAGGCAGCTAAAGAAATCTATAAATATCAAGATTATCTATTAAAGATGCTTGTTAAAGAAGGTATGCTAACGGTTAAGGCGTACCATACAATGCGTAAAATGTACCCGCATTATATTCCGTTCTTCCGTGATATGTCAGACGTAAATATGCAATCATTCTTATCTGGTGGCAATGGTTTTATTGATGTATCTAGTCCGGTAAAACGGTTAAAGGGTAGTACGCGCGATATTATAGATCCGTTGGAAAGTATTGTTAAAAATACGTTTCAATTCTATAACGTAGTAGAACGTAATCACGTTGGGCGTACATTTGCGAAACTAGCCGATAAAAACGGCGTAGGGCAAATAGTGGAACGTGTAAATGGTGATAAGGCAAAAACAGATAATACGTTTAATGTTTGGGAAAACGGCGAAAAAGTAACGTATGAAACAACACCGGAACTTATCGAAACTATGCGTATGTTGGATAAAGAAAAATCAAATATGCTTGTAAAAATATTTTCATATCCGGCAAATTGGTTGCGCGCTGGTGCTACATTATCACCAGAATTTATCTTGCGAAATCCTGTACGTGATATGATCGGCGCGGCGATTTATTCTAAACATGGTTTTATTCCTGTTGTTGATACTTTCAAAGGCTTATCTATGTACCTAAAGAAAGGGCAAGCGTATTGGGAATATAAAAAATCTGGTGCAGCACATGCGGCAATGGTATCCTTAGACCGCGACTATTTAGGCGGTCAATTACGCGATATTATGAAGCGTGAAAGCAAGTTTACAAAGCTAATTAAAAACCCTATTGAAGCATTGCGGGCTATGAGTGAAGCAACAGAAACGGCAACACGATTGGCAGAATATGACAATGCAAGAAAGGGTTATACCGGGTTAGGTAACCGCCTATTTGGTAAAGATAGGAAGCCTTTAACGGCAAGAGAAGCAGCACTTGAAAGCCGTGATATAACGCTAGATTTCAGCCGTAGAGGTACGCATACAAAACGATTAAATCAAATTACGGCCTTCTTTAATGCAACGCTACAAGGCGCCGACAAAATGGCCCGTGCATTTAAAGAAGATCCGCGCGGTATGACGGTTAAAACTATGCTTTATATCACGTTGCCAAGTATTATGCTGTGGTACATGAATAAAGATGATGAACGTTATCAAGAGTTGCCACAATGGGAAAAAGATACATTCTGGATAATTCCGGGTAAGGAAAATATGTATAGAATTCCTAAGCCTTTTGAGGTTGGTGTGCTATTCGGTACCGCATTTGAACGTATGTTACAGTATTTTGACGATGCTAAAAACAACCGTAAAAGCGTAGGCTTTAAAGGATACGGTGAGCGTGTAATGGATAGTTTGGCTCCGGGGTTAATTCCTACTGGCGCAATTCCTGTTCTTGAATATATGACAAATTATTCATTCTTTAGACAACGCAGCATAATTCCACAATCACAAGAAAACTTGCCGGCACGCCTACAGTACGGCGCTAATAGTAGCGAAGTATCTAAATTTGTAGGCGATAAAATCAATGTTTCGCCGTATATGGTAGATAATACTATTAGAGGGTTAGGCGGTGGCCTTGCTGGGTTAGGTTTGAGCGGTATTGATGCGGTATCTGGTGCAAAAGAAAACAATGCATCTAAAAAATGGTACGAAGCGCCGGGATTAAGAGGGTTTACGGCGGCACCTTATCAATCATCTAATAGCGTGCAGCGTGTTTATGATGATTATAAGGAACAAGAAAAGCTACACAATGAGTTTAAACTTACAGGGCAACGCCCAGAAGGGTACGATGCTAAAGAATTCGCAAAACTCAAAAATGCAAGTGATAGCCTAAAAGGTTTAAACAAAGCATCTAAGGCGATCATTAATAATGAACGCATGAGCGGCGAACAAAAGAGGGAACAACTTGATAAGATAAATATGAGAAAAGCCAATATAGCGCGGAGCGTTTATGGTTTAGGTAAGGTTAAATAAAGGGGCGCATAATGGAGTTTATTTTAAAGTTTATTGTTGAGGGTTGGAACTCTTTAACAGATAGTTTTGTACTAAAAGCAGTATTAAGTTTCGCGGCAGCCGTTGCAATATGGCTTATCGGAATTAAACACGTCCAGATTTTGGGCGTGTTTATTTTATTGGTATTCATCGACCTTTTCACTAAATGGGCGGCTATTGCCTATCAAATGTTAATTGATGAATACGGATATAATAAAGACCAAATGGCGGTATGGGAAAAATATCGCGCAATACCATTGGCGTTTGAAAAGGGCCTAATTTCGAGCCGATACATGCGAAAAGGGTTTGTTTTTAAAATTTTAACCTACGTAGCGGCTACAATGGCGGCCGTATTATTCGATGAAATGAGCGGCCAAAGGCAATTCGCGGTATCGCTTGTATGGTTATATTTGGGTTCCTGTGAATTTCTATCTATTATGGAAAACCTACGCGACGGCGGAAATGTGATGCTAGGTAAATTCCTAGATTTAATCCGAACAAAAATTGAAAATAAAGTTAAATTATAGGGGGTACCATGAGGGGTATTGATGTAAGCGAAAATAACGGTGTAGTTGATTGGGGCGCGGTCAAGGCTAATGGGTTTGATTTTGCGATTATTCGCATCGGTTATGGCCGTGGCAATTTAGATAGTGAATTCTATAACAATATTAATGGCGCTATTAATGCCGGTTTGGCGGTTGGCGTATACCATTATTCCTACGCCATGAACGAAGAACATGCAGCAGATGAAGCCGAATTCGTATTGAATACACTTAACGATGCCGGCTTAACTGTTGATAAGTTGCCAATGGGCGTATGGTTTGATATGGAAGATGCTGACGATTACAAGGCAGAACGTGGCATGCCTACGGATCAGCAATTAACAAATATTTGCAGCGTGTTCATCAATAAGTTATGGCAAGCTGGTTATGTAAATACCGGCCTATACGCTAGTTATGACTGGTTAGTAAATGTATTAGAAGTTAGCCAGTTGGGCGGTTGCGCTATCTGGTGCGCACAACTTAATAGCCAATGCGACTATGAAGGCGCTAATTTGTGGCAATATACATTTACTGAAAACATTGAAGGCAAGGAATTTGATGCGGATTTAGTATTGAATTGGCCTATCTAACGGGGGTATTTTATGGATACTATCAAGCAATTCATAAAGGCGTATTTACCAGTTATCACAGTAGCATTGCTTATGTTACTGGTGGTAGTTGCCGGCCTGTTCGCCTATAATATGATGCATACCAAAAAGCTACAAGAACCGGTTATTATCAATCAGACCATAGCGAAGAACCCGCACAAAATGGCGGATACATTAAAAATCACGCCGAAGGAAGCAACGGAAGTTATTTCCTATAAGGAAAGTACTGAACCTGTGGCAACGTATTATACACAGGCGCCAACGTTACATGATGCGGCAGTTATTACGAAAAACGCTATCAAGGATAAATCGCCGAATATTCCAAAGGAAGCTATAGAAAAAAGCGATAGAACCGCAGTTGTTGAAAATACCGATGAAAATAAGGTTGATATATATAAAATCAACCTTAACAAATCACATCGCATAATGGGCGGTGTTACAGTACTGGAAACAGGAAAGGTATACGAAACTATAGGGTATCAAGCGGGCGACTTTCAAGGCCTAGCGCATTTTGACGGTAAGCATTTCAAAGGAGCCAGCGCGCTTTATACATTCGCGAAATGGTAGGTGATCCGATTATCTCCGAGTTGCACGGCTTGCAACAGTAAACTATTAGTTGATAATTGAAAGGGAAATATTATGAAAACATTTACATTTGAAGGCAAAACTCATATGTTCGCGGAAGAAGTAGAACCAAAGAAAGACGGTTTATATACCGCAACACTCACAGACCATAACAACGTACGTTGTGAAATGTGGTTTGTAAACGGCGAATTGAAACGCCTTGTTGAGTTAGATTAATACTAAAAGGGGTACCATAGCGGTACCCCTCTTTTTTATTTGACGTCAAAAATACGGCAAAAATTCCATGTAAAACTATATAATTTTGTGGATAGCATTTTTAAATTTTTGTTGTGGCCAATCAGTTAAAACCTACAATATGTTATTTTATGGATAAAAATTATCATATACGATATAATAAATTG